GCGGCGGGTTCTATCTACATGATGTTCCCCGGAGAAGGCATTAAATGTAACTCCAACGTTTCTGCTGTGGTAAGCGCAACGACTACGGCGGTTGTGTTCTATGGCTAAGACTCCGGCATGGCAGAGAAAAGAAGGCAAGAACCCCGCTGGGGGTTTGAACGCCAAGGGGAGAGCCTCCGCGAAAAAGCAAGGCATGAATTTGAAAGCTCCCCAGCCGGAAGGCGGCTCAAGGAAAGAGTCGTTCTGCGCCCGTATGTCAGGTATGAAAAAGAAGCTTACATCTGCGAAAACAGCAAATGACCCGAATAGCCGCATCAATAAATCTTTGAGGGCGTGGAAATGCTAGACCAACACGAAACAACTAAATACGCAGTTGATGCGTTATCTTTTATGACAGTACTAGGTACACTGATGGAAGCACTTCCAGCTATTGCGGCATTATTTACTATCATCTGGACTGGTATACGTATCTGGGAAACCAAAACTGTTCAGAAATTTATACACAAGGACAGATCATGAAACGCAAAATGAAAAAGTTTAACGAAGGTGGTAAGACCTACGAGCAAGAAGACGAAGGTATTCTTGGTGGCAAAGTAAACTACCGTGAAGAAGACGGCCGTAAGTATGTAGCTGGCAAGGCTAACCCTTTTGATCGTAATCCAGCAGAACAACGTTATTACTCTATGGATGACGTTAAGGGCAAACTATCTGGTTTGTTTGGCAGCGATAAAAAAGAAGCTAAATACGACGATTCAAAGTCAGTGGGTGATGCAAATAAATCATCCTCATACAATAAAGCAGAAGAAGGCCCTAGCCGTCAGATGACTGACAGAATGATTAATAAACCAGAACCAGCTGGTAAGACATACTTAAGAGAAGAAGCAGATATAGACTATAAGTCGCCTAAAAAAGCTGCTCCTAAAAAAGCTGCTCCTGTAGCTAAAGACGCTGAAGGCGTTAGAAAAGCTGCAAATGATTCTTTAAAAGAAGCTGCTCCCGCACCTAAAAAAGCTAAAGTAGAAGAAGCTAAAAAACCTACTCCATTACCTGCTAAAGCGGCAGATAAAAAACCTTTAGGTAAAGCAAGTCAAGATTATGGTATTCCTTTACGCCCACGTTATAGCGATTTAGGCGAAAAAGACACAGGTGAGAAAAAAGGCTTTAGTACTAAGATGGGAAAAACTAATGAAGAACGTGAAGCCCAAGCTAAAGCTAACCGTGAAGCGTTATCAGAATCTGTTTCAGGTATATCTAAATACTTCCGTAACCCGTTTACTGAAGAAAGAGAATATAAAAAGGATAAACCTTTTACCAGAAATTTAAATGCTAAACCTACTGCCGACCAGATGAAGAAAATGGCTAAAGGCGGTACAGTAAAATCAGCGTCAGCTCGTGCAGACGGCTGCGCTATAAGAGGTAAGACTCGTGCCTAGCGTTAGTAAGAAGCAAGAAAAGTTTATGCAAGCGGTGGCTCACAACCCTAAGTTTGCAAAAAAGGCGGGTGTTCCGCAAAGTGTGGGTAAAGAGTTCACTAAATCAGGAGGCGGTATGGCTACAAAAATGAATCCCGGCATGACGGCAATGATGAAGAAAAAAGCTCCAGCTAAGAAAATGGCAAAGGGTGGCTATGCTGATGGCGGTATGCCAATGGTTATGAAAGACGGTCAAAAGGTTCCAGCATTTGCAGCAGACGGCAAAGGCAAGATGGCTAAAGGCGGTATGGCTATGAAGAAGATGGCTGGTGGCGGTTTAGCTGCTGGCCACAAAGCAGCTGACGGTGTTGCTTCTAAAGGCAAAACTAAAGCCGCCATGCCAAAGATGGCTGGTGCTAAAAACATGAAAAAGGGTGGGTACTGCTAATGATGGCCTCGCGCGGTATGGGTGATATTAACCCTTCCAAAATGCCCGGTGGGAAAAAGAAAGCCCGTCGGGATAACACCGACTTTACTAAATATAAAGAAGGTGGAAAGGTTAATGCTGCTGGTAATTACACGAATCCCGGTCTACGTAAGAAGATTGTGTCTCAAGTAAAAGCCGCAGCAACGCACGGTACAGGCGCAGGTCAGTGGTCAGCACGTAAAGCTCAGCTTGTTGCTAAGAAATATAAAGCAGCAGGTGGAGGATATAAAGATTGAAAGCGCCGCAACAATCGCTTAAAAATTGGGGAGACCAGAAATGGACAACCAAAAGCGGAAAGCCATCGTCAAAGACAGGAGAGCGTTATCTCCCAGAAAAGGCGATAAAAGCACTAAGCCCCGCCGAGTATGCAGCCACAACGAAGGCAAAGCGAAAAGGCAAGGCAGCAGGTAAACAGTTTGTTAAACAGCCGAAAGGCATTGCAAAGAAAACAGCGGGGTATAGATAATGGCTAAAGTAAAAAAGATGGCATTTGGCGGTATGGGTAGTATGGCTGCTGGTATGGGTGCGTCTAGACCCGGTATGAGAACTCCTATGGGTGGATTGGGCGGTAATCGCCCTCCTGCTGGCGCTAATTTGATGCAGAGGTACAACAACCCAACTGCACAGCCGGGAAGTCCACCTTCTACATCACAATCTAATATGCAGCAAATGCAACAAGCGCAACAAATGGCTCAATTAAGAGGTGCAATGGGCGGCAATCAACTTCCGGCTGGCGCTAACTTAATGCAAGCGTACCAAGCGAAGCCCGGTCAAGGCGCTGGTGTACCAGATTATGCTAAACCTTATATGGCACAAGCGGGCCAACCTACCTCTCCTCCTGCACCTAAACTTGCTGGTATGGGTGCTTTTATGAAAAAAGGCGGTAAGGTTAAAGCTTATGCTAAAGGCGGCGACGTTCAATCTGAAAGCAATAAAATGACTAAAAAAAGTACACCAAAACAAATTGCAGACGAAATGGAAACCGAGCAAAACTATCCTGTTTTGAATAAATATAACAAGATTGCAAAAGCAGTAGATAGAATGGACGAGGGTCCCGGTAAACAAGTAGCAAGAGGCGCAGTTTTGGCAGGTACGGTTCCGGCAGGAGTTGCACAAATTGGACACTCGCTTATTACTGGAAAAAGAGGTAGAAGTAAAGAAGACACAGACGAGCTTGAGCGCGAAATTGGGCGTGGTCAACGTGCCGAAAAGAAAGCAAAAGGCGGCGCAATTAAATCGTCGGCTTCATCGCGTGGTGACGGATGCGCTCAGCGTGGTAAGACTAAAGGTAGGATGGTGTAATGGCATATTCTACAAGCACAACTGCGTTTAACCCAGACCTCAACGAGATATTCGAAGAGGCTTTTGAGCGTTGTGGCTTGGAATTGCGTACGGGTTATGACTTCCGTACTGCGCGTCGTAGCATGAATTTCTTGACGGCTGACTGGGCTAACAAGGGAATTAACTTATGGACTATCGAAGAAGGTTCAATAAACATGGTACAGGGGCAGACTACTTATGATCTACCTGATGACACCGTTGATTTGGTGGAGCATGTTATCCGTACTTCTTCCGGACAGGGTCCTAACCAGACAGACCTCAACATTACTCGGATTAGTGTATCCACCTACTCAACCATACCAAACAAAGAAGCACAAGGAAGACCCATCCAAGTCTGGATTAATAGACAGTCAGGACAAAAGATAGGTTCAAATTTAGAATCTGCAGCAAAGCATCCACAGATTAATGTGTGGCCTGCTCCAGACCAAGGCACGGAAGAACAACCGTTTTATGTCTTCTACTATTGGAGAATGAAACGTATATACGATGCAGGTACAGGCACTAACGTGATTGATATTCCATTCCGTTTCTTGAATTGTTTAGTTGCTGGCTTGGCGTACATGATTGCAGTAAAGAAACCAGAAGTTGATCCAGCGCGTACTATGGCGTTGAAAGCTATGTATGACGAGGCTTGGGAATGGGCGTCAACTGAAGACCGCGAGAAGGCGGCGGATAGACTTGTCCCTCGTGAAATGTTCTTCTAATCATGGGCAATAGGTTTGCAAGCGGTAAGAATTCAATTGCAGAGTGTGACCGCTGCGGGTTTCGTTACAAGTTAAAAGAGTTAAAGAAGCTCACGATTAAGACTAAGCAGGTACAGATTAAAGTATGTAAAAACTGTTGGGAGCCTGATCAGCCACAGTTACAATTAGGTATGTATCCGGTTGATGACCCACAAGCAGTACGGGAACCACGCCCAGATACAAGCTACTATCAGTCAGGCTATACAGGATTGCAGTTAACTACTAATACTGACTTTGGTGATCCGGGCGGTGGTAGTAGGGTGTTTCAGTGGGGATGGTGGCCTGTTGGCGGAGCAAGTGCTAACGATGCAGGTTTAACACCTAATAACTTATCAGTACAATGCTTAGTAGGAACAGTAACAATTTCTTAGGAGTAGGACATGAAACACGACGATATGGCAAAAGACAAACCGATGATCAAAAAGATCGCGGGTCAAGAAGTTAAAAAGCACGAGAAGAAAATGCACCACATGAAAAAAGGTGGCGTAACTTCTATGGACATGAAAAAAGTTGGTCGTAACATGGCGCGTGCTAATAATCAACGGAGTCGCTAATGGCTAAGTTTTCACAAAAGGTAATGGGCAAGGAAGTCGGTAATGCCGCTGTCTATGCTAAACCACACAGTATGTCTGGAGGCCCTATGGTCATGAAGAAAATGGAAGACCCTAATAAGTTAGCTGCTAATCAGATGACTAGGAAAACTGCTACGCCACGCGTAAGCGCTGGCGATCCTGCTGCGGATAATGTAAAGACTGATGGCATGAAGATTCGTGGTACAGGCGCAGCTACTAAAGGTGTAATGGCACGCGGTCCAATGGCTTAAGGAACATCTGTGACATATACGGAATTAACCGCCGCAATTATTAACTACACACAAAACAGCGAATCTACATTCGTTGCTAATATTCCTGTGTTTGTTAAACAGGCTGAAGATCGTATTTATAATTCTGTGCAGATTCCTGCTCTTCGTAAAAATGTCACAGGTACTACTACGAATAACAACAGATATTTATCATGTCCTAATGATTTCTTATCTGTGTTTTCTATATCCGCTTTAGATCAGACTACGGGTTATTTTGAGTTCTTACTTAATAAAGACGTTAACTTTATTCGTGCTGCGTATCCAAACCCATCAGAGACAGGGTTTCCTAAGTACTATGCTCTGTATGGTCCTACGGTAGTTGACGGGACTATCACGACTGAATTAAGTTTTATTATTGGACCTACACCTAGCGGTGGTTATAGTTTGGAATTGAATTATTACTACTACCCAGAGTCAATTACTACAGCGCAAACTTCATGGCTTGGTGATAACTATGACCCAGTATTGTTATATGGCTCTTTACGAGAAGCTTACCTGTTTATGAAGGGTGAGCAGGACATCATTACGTACTACGAAAAAATGTATCAAGATGCGCTTGGTCAGTTGAATCGTTTAGGAACTGGTCTCGAGCGTGGTGATGCATACCGTGATGGTCAGGCTAAGATTAAGGTTAATCCATAATGCCATTAGTACAAGGTCAGACGTTAAGCTTTAGAAGCGACATCGTGCAAGGCGAACAAGACCTATCTGCCGATACGTTATATATGGCTTTGTATACAGGTTTTGCTACGTTGGGTCCTACTACGGCTGCATATACAACAGAGAATGAAGTAGAAGGTACAGGCTATGACGCTGGCGGAGTTGAAATTACAGGCGTGACTATTACCTCAGATGTAAATACAAATACAGTTTATATAGACTTTAATAATGTATCTTGGCCCGGTGCCGCATTTACTGCGCGTGGCGCGTTGATATATAACAGCAGTAAGAGTGATAAGTCGGTAGCTGTATTGGACTTTGGTTCAGATAAGGTGTTTACTGCGGCAAGTAATACTGTAGTCATGCCTGTTAATACAGCGTCATCAGCTCTTTTAAGATTTGTTTAAGGAACGATTATGTTAGCAAACAAGAGTAGTTTTGGTGGAGTGTTCACGGCTACATGCTATGACAAAGACGGTAACCTAAAGTGGGCGGAAGAGTTTCCTAACTTAGTAGTCAATGTCGGTTTACAGTTTATAAACCAGCAAGTGTTCTTGGCATCAAACTACACGGCTTCATGGTACATGGGTTTAGTAAATACTGGAGCTACATACAACGCTGCAAATACTATGTCAGCACATGCCACATGGACAGAGAACACAGATTACTCGCAAGCTACTCGTCCGTTGATAGTATTTACTACCCCTACCACTGCTAACCCTTCTGTAGCTACATCAGACGTTGTGACTTTTACTATTAATGCTAACGCAACTATTGCGGGTGCTTTTATAACTACTAGCAGCACAAAAGCTGGCACTACAGGAACTTTGCTTTCAGTGGGTAATTTTACGGTTGGTGATAGAGGACTAGTATCTGGTGATACTTTGAACGTAACTTATACTTTCTCAGCTACAGCGGCTTAATGAATGTTTGGACTTACACCATTTGCAACAGTACCGTTTTCTACGGTTAGCCTTGGCGGGGTATTTGCTGCGTCTGTTAATGAATCAGTAAATGTAATAGATCAGTATGTAGGCAATCTTGTACTTAACGAAGACATAGCTGAAGTGTTAGGAGTGTTTGATGCATTTAACGCTCAGATAAATTTTGTAACCCAGCTTTCAGACGCACTAGATATAGAAGATGCATATAACGGTCAAATTGATTTTTTAATTGCCGTTAACGAAGCTGCTGGTTTTACTGACAGTTTTTTTGGAATAAAGTTGTGGGAGCCACCAGATACAAGTTCTAACTCATTATGGACAAACATAAATAATCCTCAAGGTAATGGGTGGACGACTATAAACACATCGCAGAATATTACGTGGACTGACATAACAAGTACTGGATAAGAGGATGTAATGGCCTTAGTTTTATTAGATCGTGTAAGAGAATCGACTACCACTACTGGTACAGGTACCATTACGCTTGCTGGGGCTGTTGCTGGATTTCAATCGTTTTCTGCCATTGGTAATGGAAATCAAACTTACTACACAATAACTGATAGTACTGCTGGAACTTGGGAAGTTGGTATTGGTACATACACTTCGTCCGGCACTACACTATCAAGAACTACAGTTTTATCATCATCAAGTGGTGGCTCATTAGTTTCTTTTGCTGCTGGGACTAAAGATGTATTTGTTACTTACCCAGCAGGGCGTTCAGTCTACAAAGACACAGCCAACACATATACCGTACAGCAAGCATTTGATGCGCTAACAGCAAACTCAATTGCGCTGACCACAGGCACAATTACTACTGCCCCAGTCTCCAACACAGACATTGTTAATAAGCAGTACGCAGACGCTATTGCGTCTGGTATTCACTTCCACGAAGCAGTGGCATTGGCTACTACGGTAGCCTTACCAGCAAACACATATAACAATGGTGCATCTGGAGTAGGGGCTACGCTTACAGCAACCGCTAATGGCGCTCTTTCTGTGGATTCAACACTTACTATTGTTGCAGAACGCATACTTGTAAAAAATGAAGTTGCTGGAGCAAACAACGGTGTTTACACGGTTACTCAGGTTGGCTCTGCTGGAACGCCATACATACTGACTCGTGCTACAGATTTTGATACCGTTGGTACTGGAGTTGACCAGATTGACGAGGGTGACTTCTTTTTAGTCACGAGTGGTGTAGCTAACGTAAATACCGCTTGGGTACAACAGACTGCGCCTCCAATAACGATTGGTACAACGGCAATTGTTTTCCAGCAGTTTTCCGCACCTATTACGTACACGGCAGGTACAGGTTTAAACGAGTCGCCAGCATATACATTTAATATTGCCAATACAGGCGTGACTGCCACCACTTATGGTTCGGGTTCTCAGGTTCCAGTATTTGCAGTTAACGCACAAGGTCAGCTAACAACAGTTACTAATACATCGATTGCTATAGCTGCTGGTGCGGTATCTGGCTTGGCTGCTTCAGCTACTACGAATACAACCGATGCGGGGAATATCTCAACCGGCACGTTGCCATCAGGTCGTTTAATTGGTGGATATACGCAGGTTACAGGTGTTGGTACATTAACGGCTGGTACGTGGAATGCTACTACTATAGATTCAGCTTACGGCGGTACAGGGTTTTCTACATACACAACTGGCGATTTAATTTATACGTCTGCTACTAACACACTAAGTAAACTTCCAATTGGATCAACTAATCAAGTTTTAACAGTAGTTGGCGGTGTGCCTGCTTGGGCAGCTAGTACGGGTGGGGTTACATCATTCCAGACCTCGTTAAATGGTTTAACTCCTAGTACAAGTACAACAGGCGCAGTTACTTTAGCGGGTACATTAGGTGTTTCAAGTGGTGGTACTGGACAAACATCGTATACAGATGGGCAGTTACTAATAGGTAATAGCACAGGCAACACGCTGTCCAAAGCTACACTAACCGCTGGCTCTAATATTACAATTACGAATGGCGCTGGAACTATTACGATTGCCTCAACAGGCGGTGGTGGTAGCGCAAACCCAGAAGCAACGAATGGTATCTATGTAAACTCAAACACAATATCATCTAACTACACTGTAGCAACTGGGTTTAATGGCATGAGTTCTGGCCCTGTAACAATTAATAATGGCATAACTGTGACGGTAGCAAATGACTCCCGTTGGGTAGTTTTGTAAGGAAAAAATATGACGACTACATACAACAATAATCTACGTATTGCAGAGATTGCTACAGGCGATCAGGCAGGTGTTTGGGGGACTACTACCAATTACAACCTTGCAACTCTTCTAACAGAGGCTATTTCTGGTTTTTCACAAGTATCGGTAACATCTTCGGCGCAAGCCTTGGTCTCTACCGACGGTACATCTGACCAAGCAAGGCAAGCTGTTATTGAGCTAATTGGTACGCCCGGTAGTAACTTTTATATATACGCTCCACCAGCAAACAAAATATACATATTTAAAAACTCAGTAACAACTTATACGGCAACTATTAGAGTAGCGACAGCAAGAAACGGTACTACACAATCTGGTGCTACAGAAATATCAATACCATCCGGTAGAACAGTAATAGTTTATACAAAATCTAGTGGTACACCTAGCATATATGAAGCAATAAATAGTATTGCGGGCGACTTCTTAGTTAACGGTGGACTTGCTGTTGGCGGTAATGGAGCATTTGCCGGTACTGGCGGAGTAACACTACCTGTTGGCACGACACTACAACAAGCTGGTGGTACAGGCACTATTCGTTATAATACTACTTTGTCAAGATTTGAAGGTTATAACGGCACTGTGTGGGATGGTATTGGTGGCGGCGGTGGGGCAGGTGGTGGAGCTACAGGCGGTGGACAGAATCAAGTGTTTTACGAGAATGACCAAGCTGTAACCGTTAGCTATACCATTCCAGCCTCAACAAACGCCATGACAGCCGGTCCTATTACTGTAAATACAGGGTTTGCAGGTACAGCCACAATAAGCAATGGCTCGACTGGCGAAGGTAATATTTTAAGCGTAATAACAAGAACGGCTGGCAAGTTGTATATTGGCACGATTATTGAAGGTACTGGGGTTCCGGCTAATACAACTATAGTGGCTTTTGGTACGGGTACTGGTGAGACGGGAACTTATACGGTTAGTAACTCAGCTACATTGCTAACAGCATTTGCACTTACAACGACAGTGGCGGTCACAATCACTTCTGGTTCTAATTGGGTAGTAGTAGGTTAAGGAGCAATAATGTCTACGATCATAACAGCAGGTAATGCAACAAATAACGGTGCGTCACTACTTAGCGCAGCAGACGGCATACTTGAATTTAAAACAGGTTCAGGTGCAGGTACTACAGCGTTAACACTATCAACTTCACAGATTGCTACATTTGCAAGTTCAGCGTCTGTGCTAGGTAGTTTAACTGTTACCGGAACTTTAAATGCAAACGGTGGCGGTACTATTAAATCTGGTACTGTTGTAACAACTACGACTACATCATTTACTGGCGCAACTTCTGGCGCAAGTACAACATTAACTGCTTCAAGTGTTACAGGAACTATTCAAGTTGGTCAGGTTATTGCAGGTACTAATATTGCTGCTGGCACAACAATTACCGCATTAGGTACTGGTACTGGTGGTGCAGGTACATACACAATTAGTCCAATTTCAACAGGTACAGTCAGCGGAACAATTACTGTTGTTGGCGTAGATTTTCTTAGCATACCGTCTAGCACTAAACGTATTACTATAATGTTTAATGGCGTTAGTATAAGTTCCACTGCTAACCTACTTGTTCAGGGCGGTGTTGGTGGAACTATAGATAGTACGGGATATGTAAGCACTAGTACAGGAACGAGTGGCAGTGCTGGTGGCACAGCATCAAGTACAGCCGGATACGTTATAAGAGGTACTTCAGGAGCTATCTCATTAAGTGGTCACATGGTGTTAACTTTACTTGGAAGTAATATATGGGTAAGTTCTCATGCTTGTAGTTTTGATGGTTCTTCTAGTAGTCTTTTTGGTGGAGGTACAAATACTTTTTCTGGAACATTAGACACTATTAGAATTACTACAACAAGCACAGACACATTTGATGCAGGTTCAATCAACATACTTTACGAGTAAGAGGTAAAACATGGCTGTAGCTATTAGTTCAGCGACCGGGATTAGCGGCGCACCAATCATTTATGAAAACTCAACGGTATCCGCTACGGCTGCTGGAGGTACGATTAACTTCGATGCGCTTACTCAGTCCGTATTGCAATACACAACAAGTGCTTCTGGCAACTGGACGCTAAACATTAGAGGTAGCAGCACAACTTCTCTAAACACCCTAATGTCAGCGGGTCAGACTGTTACTGTTCTTTTCATGGCAGCTCAGGGTGCTACAGCATATTACAACAACGTCTTACAGATTGACGGAACCACAGTCACTCCTAAATGGCTAAACGGTACAGCTCCAACAGCGGGTAACATAAACAGTACTGACGTATACACATACGCCATTATAAAAACAGGTGGCGCTACATATAACGTTTTTGCTTCACTAGTTAAGTTTGCGTAAGGAATAGTTATGCCATTACTAGGAAAATTTGGTACAGCCACTTCTAGAGCCTTTGGATTTAATGGCGGTGGTACTGCTACCGTGCCTATCCCTGTACCCCCCGGCAATATATTTAACTACGATGTTTATACTAATCGTGGGCCTACTTACGTACC